GAAATATTGGCAGTTATCGATGATCCTAGAGATATATTGCCAGCAAACATTTTATAACATGGAGGCACCATGCCAGAACAAATAATAACACCATCAGAAAAATTAGTACCTATCGATACTTCGGGAGACGCTGTCGATGTAACATTACAAGAAGATCAACAAAAAGGAGTAAATGAAATAACTCAACAAGAAGCCCCTAGTGTTGAAATAATAGAAGATAAAAACGTTCAAGAAGCAACATCATCAAAATTAAATAAAGAAGATGATGAGTTAGAGGAATACAGTGTAGGTGTAAAAAAACGTATTGATAAGCTTACAAAAAAAATGCGTGAAGCAGAACGAAGAGAGCACGCTGCAATTGAATATGCTAAAAATGTTAATGAAAAATTTAAAAATGCCGTTACTCTTGGTACACAAAAAGACGATTATAGTATTAAACAGATAGAAGAAAAACTTGTTACGCAAGAAGCGTTTGCAAAAAGAGCAATGGAAGCCGCTATTCAAGCGCAAGATCCAACAAAACAAGTAGAAGCACAACAAGAGATATCACGTCTAGCAATAGAAAAAGAACGTGTAGTAATGTCAAAACAAAAGAGAGAAAGACAAAAACAAGCAAATAAACCTTTTGAAGGTGAGCCTTTACCTGTTGAATTACAGAATGGAGGTCAAACTCAACCTACTCAAGAAAATATCCCTGTAGACCCAAAAGCAGAAGCTTGGGCTTCAAAAAACGGATGGTTTGGAAAAGATAAGGTAAAAACTTACGCTGCAATGGGACTTCATGAAGAATTAGTTGAAGAAGGGTTTGACGCAAGCACTGATGAATACTATAATGAGATAGACATACGAATTAAAAATAGATTTTCTTCATCCGAAGTGCAATCTAGACCGACTCAAAAAGTTGCTTCGGCTGTTAGAACATCGTCCACTGGACGCCGCACTGTGAGACTCACACCTTCGCAAGTGCATATCGCAAAAAGACTTGGTGTGCCATTAGAAGAATATGCAAAACACGTGAAGGAGGCATAATAAAATGACTGAAATAATAAATAAATCCCCACGCAAAATTGAAACCCGTGAAATAAAAGCTCGTAAGAGAGGATGGGTTCCTCCTTCAAGTTTAGATGCACCCGAACCACCCGAAGGTTTTCACCATCGTTGGGTTCGTGCCGAATTTCGTGGTCAACTAGATGAAAAAAACATTTTAGGTAGACTACGCTCTGGATATGAATTTGTAAAAATTGATGAATATCCTAATAGGCAAGATCTTCCAGCTATCGTAGATGGAAAATATAAAGGTGTTATCGGAGTTGGAGGTTTATTGTTAATGAGATGTCCTTTGGAAGTTAAAGAAGATCGGGATGAATATTTCCGAAATAAAACTAACGATCAAAAGTCATCTATTGAAAATGATCTCTTGAAAGAAGAGCACCCCTCAATGCCAATTTCGCAAGAAAGGCAAAGTAGGGTTCAATTTGGTGGAAACAAAAAATCTTAATGGTTAAGATTTATGTCTCTACCTATTGTCTAAAGGAGACATATTTATGGCTAATATAGATGCAGCATTCGGTCTTCGTCCTTACGAAAGAACCGGATCAAACTATAATAACCAAGGTGTGAACGCATATCCTATAAACTTCGATGGTTACTCTTCTGGAACTACGTCCTTAATTTGGACAGGTAGCCCAGTTATACCTCTAGCAAGTGGTTTAATAGATATTGTTGGTAACGCTAATGGCGGTACCGTACCTTTGTTAGGTGTCTTCATGGGTTGTCGATATATCGCAACTGATGGAACACCAACTTGGTCAGCTTACTGGCCTGGTTACGCAGCGATTAAAGCGTCAACAGAAGCAACAGCTTTTGTCGCAGATAATCCTGACGCATTATACGTTATTAATGCTGATGGTGCATTACCTGATGCTGCTTTGTTTGCTAACGCAAACTTTGCAACAGCAATCACTGGCACTAATACTAGTGGCTATTCACTTGGTGAATTAGGCACAGCTACTATTGCCGCTCCAGCAGCAACATTAAATTGTAAAATTGTTGGATTCGATGATCAAGCAGCAACAAATGCAGGTGCAGTTGATAAAACTGTAGCAGGCCGAGTAGCGGTCGTAAAACTTAACCTCCATTACATGGACTCAACATCAGGAATATAGGAGTAGGATATGGCTATTAATAGAGCACAGCTTGCCAAAGAACTAGAACCTGGTTTAAATGCCCTGTTCGGTTTGGAATACAAGCGATACGAAAACGAAGCAGCTCAAATTTTTGAGCAAGAATCAAGTGATAGAGCTTTTGAAGAAGAAGTTATGTTAGTTGGATTCGGACAAGCAAATGTAAAAGCAGAAGGTGCAGCAGTAGGTTTTGATACCGCTTCTGAATCTTTTACTGCTAGATACACTCATGAAACAATCGCACTAGCGTTTGCTTTAACTGAGGAAGCTGTCGAAGACAACTTGTATGACACTTTGTCAGCTCGTTACACTAAAGCCCTAGCAAGATCTATGGCTTACACAAAACAAGTTAGAGGTGCTGATGTATTAAACACAGCATTTGCAACAACAGGTGGAGATGGGGTTACGCTAGCTAATACAGCGCATCCAACTGCACTTGGTGGAACTTTCTCTAACAGATCTGCGACAGACGCAGATATTAACGAAACCTCATTAGAGCAAGGAATGATAGACATTTCTAACTTTATCGATGAAAGAGGACTAAAAATTGCGATGCAAGGACAGAAATTAATTATTCCTGTTCAATTGCAATTTGTAGTTGATAGGATTTTAGAATCCACTCTTAGAGTTGGTACAGCAGACAATGATATTAACGCTTTGAAAAACATGGGTATGTTACCTGGTGGTTACACTGTTAACCATTATTTAACTGATACTGATGCATGGTTTGTTAAAACAGATTGTCCTAATGGATTTAAACACTTCACAAGAGCTGCCCTTGCTACTGGCATGGAAGGCGATTTTGATACTGGAAACATGAGATACAAAGCTAGAGAGAGATACAGCTTTGGTTACTCTGATCCAAGAGCGGTTTACGCATCACAAGGTAGTTAATAAAACTTTTACTGGATCCTCCCAGATACGAAGAAGGCGGTTGCAAGACCGCCTTTTTTGTTTTACAATGCGATTCCTAGTAATTAATTTAGTTGCGCAGACTGGCTAGGCAGACGGTATAGAGACGGCGTAACGATAAATGGTCTATACGACCAAAGGAGAATAATATGGCTAGAACAACTTTTCAAGGCCCGGTAAGATCCCTTAATGGATTCTTAGGAACAGGTCCAGATATGGTAGCGTCGATAGGAGCAGGAACCATAGATGGTGGAACTGATATTACAGGCATTGATTTATATCAAGGTAAAGTAATACAGGTCGGAAACACCGTTACTGTGTTTAACTTACCTTCAATTGATGATTCTGCAAATAATGATATTGCAGGTCCAGGAACTGGTCCAAACAATACAAGTAGAGTTGGATTGATGTATGAATTTCTAATGACTGCAAATTTAACTGGTGGTAACACTTTTACTTTGAATGCAGGAACTGCAGCAGGAAGAGCTACAGCAGATGTATTTAGAGGTATGGCAATCTACAACAATACAGCAACTGATCCAGGAGTTGTAACTGCTTTCACAGCAGGTGGAACTGATACGCTTACTTTAACTGCAACAACTAAAGGTGGACTAGAAGGTGCTCAGATTCAATGTAGATCAGTTGATGGTTTACTTTGGCAGGTTAGTGCACAACTAATCGGTAATGGTGCATTCGCTAACCCTTGGAGTTAAGCAATAAATAATCTGGGCGCAGTGTAATGACTGCGCCCCTTAAAAGGAGAAAAAAATATGGCGTTGATTTTCACAACTGCTGGAACAACAACTTCAACAGTAACCTCAACAGGCGATGTTGCAACAGTTCCCGCTAGAATATTAACTATGTATGCCGTGTGTGCTGGCACAGCAGGTTCTATTGTTCTTAAAGATTCAAGTGCTGGATCGACATTAGCTACTATTGCTACACCTGCCTTAGCTACGGCTACTATAAATGTAGATTTTGGATCAGAAGGTTTAAATTTTACAACGAACCCCCATGCTACATTAACTAATGTAACCTCTGTGCTGTTTGTGTATGGCTGATAATTCATCAATATTAAAAAGAATAGGGGTAAGTGGTTTTAATAAACCTAAACGTACCCCTAATCACCCTACTAAGTCACATGTTGTAGTAACAAAAGTAGATGGTAAACCAAAAACAATTCGTTTTGGTCAGCAAGGAGTATCGGGTGCGGGAAAGAACCCTGTGACAAACAAGAACAAAGCAAGAGCGAAATCATTTAAAGCACGTCATGGAAAAAATATCGCTAAAGGAACAAGTTCTGCGGCGTATTGGGCTAATAAAACAAAATGGTAGATAAATTGTGCAGATTGAACTTTCACTTAAAAATGTAGTTATAGCTGTTGGATTAGTTTCTGCCGCCTGTGGAAATGTGTTCTACATAGGTAAGTTGTACAGTGATTTTGAATTATTTAAAGACGAAATAGCTGTGATTAAATCGGATCAAAATGTCTTAGAACTTAAACAGGACATAATGGAAATGAATTATCGCATTAAGTCCCTTCGTTTTGAAATGGACGGTACACATCAGGAAGATAGATAGAACAAAAATAATAGATGATGTTAGGCTATGGTCTAAACATTATTTAGAAGTTCCTAATTTACATTTAGGTGGTGTCCCTGCTTGTCCTTTTGCAAAAAAAACTTGGTACAATAAAAAGGCATGGGTGTCTGTTAAAACAAAAGGAAGTGTTTATAAAACAGAACTAAGTAATCATCTTAAAAATTTAAATTTTAATGTATCTGAAATTTTAATATTTTGTGATCCTTATTACAGCTATTTACCTAATGATTTACACGAAATTACAGAAGAATTTAACAAAATACATAATAAAAAAGATTTATATTTTATGAGTTTTCATCCTCAAAATCCAGCTACAGAAGAGGAACAGGAGTTTTTAGTAGCTCCAGAAGGAGAAATTCCTCAAGTAGAAAGTGATTTAAAATATTCTATGATGTTGGTACAAAAGTTCTCGCAATTAATGGAAGCTTCTGATAAATTGCACAGACAAGGTTATTATAAACAATGGCCTAATGGATATTATCGAGACGTCGTTATATCTAGAGCAGAAAAATATAACAAGATCATAGGAGGTCTATCATGATGGGTAAAAAGAAAACGGCAAGAATGAGGGGTGGCGGAATGATGTCACCAAAAAAGAAAATGGCAAAAGGCGGAATGGCTAAAGGTTCACGTGAGGGGTCTGTTATTAAAACAAGAACAGCTTTTAAAAAAGGCGGCCCTGTTATTAGTCAACACAAAAGAATGGCGATGGGTAAAAAAGTATAGTGTCTAATTTAAATACAGGCGCTCCAGCTTATTCACCAACAGCGGGATTTATATTAGATCTTGATTCTTTAATTGAAGAAGCTTTTGAACGTTGCGGTTTGCAAGATCGTACTGGTTACGAATTAAAAACCGCAAGACGTTCTATTAATTTATTAATTGCTGAATGGGCTAACAGAGGACTTAATCTTTGGACTATTCAACGTCGCTCTGCAACTATTACTCAAGGTATGCAATCTATTGCAGGAGCTGCTTTATATTCAGTAGATTCAGCAGGTAATGCAACTACTGATGCTCAAGATAGTTCACAAATAATTGATATTGAAGATGCTGTCATGTCCAATACTAATGGAGATTTCTCTATGACTAGAATTGGAAGATCTACCTATTTAGATTACACTGTAAAAACAACGCAAGGAAGACCATCTCAATTTTATTTTGAAAGAACTATTTTACCTACTTTGTATTTATTTCCTGAAGCAGATGCAATTTACACTTTAACCTATTACGCATCTTTGCGAATGACTGATATAAATCAATATACAAAAAATGCTCAAATACCTTTTCGTTTTATGCCCTGTTTGGTTGCAGGATTAGCTTACTACACTGCTATGAAATATGCTCCCGATAGAATACAAATATTAAAAGCAATATATGATGAAGAATTTAGAAGAGCGTCGGTTGAGGATGTTGAAAAAGCAAGTTACAGCATGGTTCCTCGTCAAAATTATATTGCATAGGAGATAAAATGGGTAAATACGCATCTGGTAAATTTGCACTTAGAATTTCTGACAGATCAGGAATGGCTTTTCCTTATAATGAAATGGTTCAAGAATGGACAGGATCGTGGGTACATGTGTCTGAATTTGAACCAAAACAACCACAATTAGATCCTAAAAATCACCCTAATGATTTTACAGCATTACAGCATGCTAGACCACAAATAGCTAATTCAACTGCTTTTGTTGGTGATAGTCCAGGTACATACAATGCTTCTGGAGAAACATGGACAAAAACCGATGATAGGTGGGCCGGAGGTGGTTTTGGACAAGCTGTTAATAGCTTTCAAACATTAAACGAAGCTTTTACGGCTTATCATGCAAATGGAGTAGCTTATGTAGGAACTCGAAAAAGTATGATGCCTTTAAGTGTACAGCAACCTAATAAGAAAACACAATTGATATCTAGAACTGGAAATGTTACAGTAAGTATATCATGACAGATTATTCTGATTTAAATACTAATGTAAGAAATTATACCGAAACCGATACTAATATTTTATCCGATAGTATCATAGCTCCTTTTATTAAATCTATAGAAGATCAAATTATGCGTCAAGTAGATCTTAATTATTATAGGAAATATGACACAGCAACTTTAACAGTTGGAAATGCTTTTTTACCTTTGCCTAGTGATTGGCAAGCGACGAGATTTGTTCAAATTATAGACGATGTAGGAGGAACTGCTACTAATGATAGAACTTTCTTGCTTCAAAAAGATATTTCGTTTATGAATGAATACTGGCCTGATAGAACGGATCAAGGGACCCCTAAGTATTATGCTATGTGGGACCAAGATACGCACTATTTAGCGCCGACACCAAACGTCGCTCAAACACTTGAGCTCGCATACACGTACGAGCCCACGGGCTTATCTAGTAGTGTAACATCTACTTGGTTAAGTCAAAATGCTCCAAACGTGCTTTTATATGGTTGTATTTTACAAGCACTTGGATACTTGAAAGGTCCAGCGGATATGATACAATACTATGATAAAATGTTTAATCAGTCTGTACAGGCTCTTGCCACATATGAGATGGGGCGTGACCGTAGAGACGAATTTCGGGACGGCGTTATTCGTATCCCTCTCGAATCAAGGAACCCATAGGAGATTATTATGGCAATTAC